ACGTGAGCCTTGAGATGTGCAATCAGGCACATCACAACAATCCCCTCGGGGTCTTTTAAAGGAAATTGAAAATGACTAAGCCAATCCGTCAAATCGTTGAAGATGCAAAAAAAATTCCCGAAATGGTTTTTGCTTTTGAATGCATTTGCCAAGATGACAAAAAAGAGCCTGAAGATTATTCAGACGCTCAAATTGTTGCAGAAGCTGAATACCGCCTCTACACATACTTTGAAGATGGCCATCTCAACAACGATATGCGCCTCGGCAATTGCACAGCCGCTGACAAAAAGACAGCGCAAAAAGATGTCAAGCTGTTGAAAGCGTTTATCACCAAATACAAAACTGGTAACAGCTTTTACAGCAAGTGGCTTCAGACAGCTGTCTGATCAATCAACAGGGGGCGAAAGCCCCCCCTCAATCAAATCTCAAATTTATTAAGGAAAATTATCATGGCACATTTAATTGAAACAAACACAATGACAGGCTTGGCAGAGATCGCTTATGTTGGTCAGAAGCCTTGGCATGGCCTCGGCCAAGAATTGAACCCTGATGCTGACATTGACACATGGGCAAAGATGGCCGGACTGGACTGGACAGCGCAAGTGTCACCAGTTCGCTTTGAGCCACTCGGCTCTGAGGGCGATATGTTGCGCGTTGAGGGTCAGAATGTTGTTTACCGTAGCGACACATTTGCCCCGCTCGGCTTGGTCACAAATCGCTACAAGCTCCATCAGCCAAAGGATGTATTGGATTTCTTCAATGTTTTGATGCAAAGCGCAGGATTCAAACTGGAGGTCGCAGGAGCGATTAAAGGCGGTAAACGCATTTGGGCATTGGCGAATACAAACAAAGAGGCCTGTGTCCTCGGTGACGATGCTGTGCGGGGTTACTTGCTGTTGTCCACTAGCTTTGATGGCTCTACGGCCACAGTCGGTCAGTTCACAAGCGTTCGTGTCGTGTGCAATAACACTCTTTCAGCCGCTGACAATGAAGTTGCCCCTAGCCGTTTCAACATCACGCATGGTCGCGCTTTTGATGCAAGCCTGATGCGCGACAAGCTCGGCCTCGTTGTGAGTGGCTTTGACGGCATGATGGACAAGTACCGCCATTTGGCGCGTCAGCAAGTCAGCGTTAACTATGTCAAAGATTTCCTAGTCAATTTGTTCCCTGCCAACTTTGATCCAAAGACTGCCGAGTTCAAGCCCTCACGCGGCTACAACAAGGTGCTTGAGTTGTTTGAGGGTAAGGGCATGGGCGCAGATTTGCAGGGCGCAGGCGGCACGAAATGGGGCTTGCTCAATGCTGTCACCCAGTACATTGACCACGACAAAGGCCACAATGTCGACAGCCGCATGAATAACGCATGGTTTGGCAATGGAAACCGCATGAAAAGCGAGGCCGAATCCATTTTGTTGGCATAAGCAAGGGTTTCCCCTCATCAAATATTTTTGATGGGGGGTGTCGAATCCCTGAATAATCTGGCTTATAATTCATCCATGCCCTGCAATTTCTGAAGGGTCTTTTAAGAGGAAATCAAAATGCGCAAACTTTGCAAAATCACCGAAGTTTATCTTCAGGCTGAATACTTCAACCTCCGCCTCAATTGCACTATTCCTGCCGCTTGGATTGCTGTATTCAACAACGGCCATGAAGTTGCAATCTGCCGCGAATGGGAAGCATCAACTGCCGAAGATGCTCAAGCCTATTACGAAATGCATAACGCTGAATTTGCTTAAGGAGAAACTGAAATGAAAGAAAAAACAATTGATTTTTTGTGCTTCATTGGCTGTGTCATCGTGTTCGGTGGCATTGGTGTAATGCTTGCTTGGAGGGGCTGAACATGAATACGCGCTTCTTAACTCATGTCCGCAGAATCTTTGCATCGTACGATGCGCCTCCGGAAACCATTAGGTCATACCAACGGCAATGGATTCGCTCCGTTCGCCACCTCGGAGATAAATGGCTTGTAGCCAAACAGATTCAGAGGGTTGAGCAATGAACAAACTAGACGCTGACCAAATCATCATGTCAATCGCACTTGATGCATCCCGCCTCTTTGAAGGTGGCGAGCCAAGAGATAGGCTTTCCTATCAGGTCGGAATGTTGCAGGGCAAGATACGCGAACTCTGCTACATCGTCAATCTGCACGAAGAATTGATTTCTGAAATTAAACAACAATTGGATTCTGTCAAATGAAACAAATCGCATCAGCCTTGGTAAAGGCACAAAAAGAATTTGGCCCTGCGCTGAAGAGTTCCACCAATCCGCATTTCAAATCCAAGTACGCTGACCTAGCGGCTTGCATTGAGGCTGTGATTGATGCGTTGAACAACAACGGCATCGCGCTTGTACAGCAGTTGAGCGAGTGTGAATCAGGTGTTATTGTGGAAACATTGTTTATCCACGAATCAGGAGAAATATTCAACTGCGGCAAGATTCACATTCCCGCTGTCAAACATGACGCGCAGGGCTACGGTAGCGCGTTGACATACGCTCGGAGGTACAGCGTCATGGCGGCTTGCGGCATCGCGCCTGAAGACGATGATGGCAATGCGGCCACAAGAAAAAAGAAGCCTGAGATTGACGAGTCAGTCATGGCCGACCATCTTGCCGCAATTGATTCCGCCTCCGATGCAGATGCGTTAAAGGCTTCGTTCACATTGGCTTATCAGTTTGCCAATGGCGACACAGATTGGCAGAAAAAAATCATTGCGAAAAAAGATGCTCGCAAAAAAGCACTCGCAGAAACTCAGGGGTAATCTATGGAACAGGGAACAGAAGAATGGTTTGCCGCGCGTCTTGGCCGTGTGACCGCGAGCAGGGTGCAAGACATTGTCGCTCGTACCAAGACCGGATACAGCGCGAGCCGTGACAACTACATGGCACAGCTTGTATGCGAACGCTTGACAGGCAAGGCGACAGAGTCCTTCACGAATGCGGCAATGGCTCACGGCACAGAAACCGAGCCGCTTGCAAGGGCGGCCTATGAGATGTCCAATGGCGTTCTCGTTGATGAGGTCGGCTTCATTCAGCATCCAACGCTGATGGCCGGAGCATCGCCTGATGGTATGGTCGGCACAGATGGCTTGATTGAGATCAAGTGTCCGCAGACCAACACCCATATTGATACGCTTATTAAGGGAAAGATTCCGAGCAAATATAAAGCTCAGATGACTTGGCAAATGCTGTGTACTGGCCGCAAATGGTGCGACTTCATCAGCTTTGACCCAAGACTTCCGCAAGAGTTGCAAATGTTTGTACAGCGTTACCCATACGATGCCAAATATGCAAAAGAGTTGGAGTCGGAAGTTCTGTTGTTCTTGGCAGAAGTTGATGTCACTCTAACAACATTAAACCAACTGAAAGAAAAGAATGTCTAAGACTACTTACGAAATTTCCGTGATCAGCGGAAAATATGTGAACAAAGATGGCGTGAATAAAAACCGCTATCAACGAATCGGCTCGGTCATTGAAACCAAAAATGGACCAATGCTCAAGCTCGATAGTGTTCCACTAATTGATGGTGGATGGAATGGATGGGCTTACATGAACCCGCCCAAACCGCAGGAGGCAAACCCCCAAGGCTTGCCACAATTGGAAGATGACGATATCCCTTTTTAAGGAGAGAACCATGAAGAAAATATTAGTCGGTGTATATTTGTCTTTAGTCGCTACGATGGTTTGGGCTTCATGCACAACCCACACATATATGTATAACGGAAAGATGGTGACTTGCACCACTTGCTGTTATGGCGAGGGGCAGTTCAGGTCTTGTAATACGACTTGCATTTAACAAAATGGGGGAAAGTGGGCAATTCTGCCGGACGAACATGAGTACCCCTCTTTTTGAAAGCAAACCATGAAACCTTTCTCACAGTTATTTTCTAGTGTATTTCCAAGAGTACGAGCAAGTGACCCGCTCACTTCCTTTGAGGCGGCAGATGCTGTCAGAGAATACGCAGAGCACCACAATCAACGCATCTTGGATTGTCTTTTGAGCATTGGACCACTTGGGAAAGATGGTATTGCCCATTGCACAAATCTTGACAGCAATCAGGTGTCGCGCAGATTAAATGAAATGAAAATTATTGGCTTGATTGAATTGACAGGCAACACGGTCAAATCAAACTCTGGCCGCAACGAAAGAGAATGGAGAGCAGTGAAATGAGCTATGCACAATTTGAGATGTTGACAATTCAATGGGGCGAGGCAAGGGGCATCGTGCAGAACAGCACAGCCTATGCGCAAGCATTGAAAACCAAAGAAGAATTAGATGAGCTATTTGATGCAATAGCCAAAGACGATAAGGCGGCCATCAAAGATGCGTATGGTGACATCCTTGTAACGCTCATCATGGGATGCGCCTGTGCCGACCTTGATCTAGTTACTTGCCTAGAAGGGGCATACAACGAAATCAAAGATCGCAAGGGCTTTTTGAATAAAGAAGGAATATTTGTTAAGCAGTAAGCACTTCAAGGGCGTGTGCGATGTGCTTTTTGCGATCCTCTAAGCCAATCGTGCCGCCATTGATTCTCTTTGTCAGCATCAGCCAATCTTCTTTGTCTGCGTACTGATTCAAATTGTGCGTTTGCCAAAACCATCCCGCTGTGAGCGATGCATATTTTGGCGTTCTGACCAAATCCGGATTGCGCACAAAGTCCTCACCTAGTGCTTTTCCTGCGTGGAAAAAATTTGCCGCACCAGTTAGCTGAAGATAGCCCGATCCTCGGTACAAAAATCCATCCCCTGAAGCCTCATCCCTGTTGCCCATGCGCGAGCCGTAGATGCGATTGGCGATCTTTACAGGCTGACGCTCGTACTGTGCCGCAGACTCAGGCGTGAAACCCCATGCTCTCTTTGCTGTGAGCGGGAACAGCTTTAGCAATGTGGCCGCACGATAGTTCAGATTCTCCTCAAGCACTCTGAAGTTGTTGCACTCATGACCGCATTGTCCGAGCCATGCGGCTTGCTGAACTGGCGACAGAATTCCAAAACGTTCAAATGTTTCGTTGAATGGTTCTGCCAATGATGGCTCAATTTTTAGTTGGCGTAATTGTTCGCTACTTACCATTTAGAAGAGTCCTCACTTCGTTGTATGCGTCAATACAGGCGTTTAGTTGTACAGTATTCCTATCGCCCTGCGCAATTATTTCTGCGATGGCGGCAAGGGTTTCTCGCTCGGCATTAGAAGCTGAGTCAGTCTGTCCGTCAGGTTTGCTTCCTGTTTCTTTGCTATCTGCGGTGGCAATGGCGGCACTTGCGGGGGCTTGCTGACAACTTGCGGTTGGGAGGCGCACCCGACCAGAGCGAATAGCGCGATCAAGGGCAGACTGTTTTTGATTGATGACATTTGTTGACTCCTGAAGTTGCGTTGCAGTAGTGTTGATTTTTTCATTCAATTTTTGTTCTGTTGCCCTTGCTTCTTCATTCTTCTTGGCAATGGCGAGCTTCATGTCGTTGTCGCGTTCAAGCCATCCGTAATGGTGGCCGACCTGATATGTTCCAAACAAGGAAACAATCACGCCAACAATTATCCAAGGCAAGGGAATTGGAAACATTAGTCAGCCTCTGTTCGTGCGAGTGCAATTTGTTCCCTGTCTGCATCTGATTCCAAATGGTCAGGCGGGGTGTCAGGGGGCGGGGGTGGTGCCCAACTCTCATCCAGTTGAGGATTGGTAAAGACAGGCATTGCTCCGAATGGCTGACTTGGCAACCCGCCATAGGCCGAGGGTGGATTGTACGGCTGTGCGTACGATTGGCCGTATCCTGTGCTGTGTCCATGCATTGGCTGACACATAGGTTGCATTGTCTGCGGGGGTATAGGATTGCTCAATGCCCTTGATGCCGCCCCGACAGCGCGTTTACTCATCACTCCACCGATGCCGCCAACGATCAGCAAGACAATGTCGTTCAGCATTTTGGTGTATGCCTGATCAATCGGAGCCATTGACTTGATCGGCTGTGTGACAAAGGTCACAGAATACAAAAGCGCAACAACAATGAAGCAAAGAATCAGCGTGACCGCAATGACCACGAAACCCCAAATTCTTACCTCAATTTCATCAGGGGTTAGGTTTAGCTTCGGGCTGTTGGACATCGTTGACTTTCTTTTCCAAGATTGGTGCGACTAAATATTCTGGACATTGTTGAGTGAATAGGCATTTTGGTTTCTGACATTCAGGCAATGCAAAGTTATCAGGATTCTGGCATTTATAGCGATATCTATCTTCACATCCGAGTTGTGTTATAGACAAAACGACAAGTATAATTAGTTTTAACTTAATCATCTATAAAGACCTAGGACATGACTAAAGAAGAATCTCT